CTATCTTTACATTGAAGGAACATCAAACGTTTCCACGAGGCAGTTCCAAGAGATTTACCGGAATGTCTACCAGGTGGATCTGGTTTATGCCGAGGCGACGGTTTTCACCGGCAGCAACTCGATTGTCTATGACATTGAGGAACTCCGTTCACCTTTCACCGACAGTGCCGTGACGGCAGGTGCAGACAGCTCAAAGATTCGGGGGTTCTTTGCCACCATTCCTCCCAACGGCGTGGCGGCTGGTTCAGTTCGATACTTTCAAGAGAATACCGATTTCAAGTACAGTGTTCAGTACAAGAACCCAGTGAGTTTCGATAAACTCAATATTCGCGTATTGGACAGTGCGGGTTCGCTTGGAACGGCAGCGGGTCACAGGATTCTATTGAGGGTCCACATGGGGAATCCCAACATAAAACCTCAGATGCCCGTGGATTGGCGGGAAGAAAACAATCAACTCTTCGAAGAAACCATGGGCTTAGGAATGCTTGGGAACTAAAACGATCGGACGCGGTTTGGAAGCCTTCTGACGAAGATTGGGTGCCACGTCGTCCTTACGGAACTTGCTCGTCACCTTGAGCATGAATGAATTCTCGTTCAGTCCCTGGAAATTGATGGGCGTTCCATCAGTCTTCCTCCATCTCACAGTAACCCTGGACAACTGCGAAATAGGAGGGTAATAATCCATTGCATAGATGTAGTCACTCGTCTCAGAAAAGTGCTTGATGGCACCCGAACTGACGTCCAAGACAATGGGTCCGAAATTGTTCTGAGAAGCCGATGTGCTGAATGAGTTGGTCTCAATCTTCTGTGCCTGCTGCATGCGATTCGTGTTTAGTTCGGCGACATCCAAAAAGACATAGTTGTCGGCCGTGAGATTCACCAACTGGTCGGACTTTAGGAATGTTGTGTTCTGGTAACGGTCGTTGTTGGCGTAGAGATTGAACGTCGTAGGTGGCGTCTGGTTTGCCACCGAAGCGGAAGTCCCGGGCGACGTGCTCGTGAATCCCATAAGGGTTGCCAGTGTTGAAGACAAGGTCGGTGTAAAGTTTCCGTTGGGATCGGCGGTGGGTCTAGAAAGTAGATACTTTCCTTCATTGGACAGGTAGGTCACAGACACGTTCGTCACCGGTTCGATGGCATTCTGCACCTCGGACGCCAGACCACTGGCAGAGTAGAAACCATTTGGCAGCGAAAAGGTACTTCCATCCAGCGTGATTGCGTTAGTCCCATCTGGAAGATTCTGAATGACGTTCGGCACGGAAGCCTGAACCAATTCCACTCGCGTGACATCATGAATGGGATTGGTCAGATGCATGGTGTAAGAATTACCCGAGGGATACAAGGTCGTGTCCCTGAGATTAGAGTTGACCACGAGGTAATGCGTCTCCATGTTATTACTATTTAATCAGATTTTACTTGTACTTAAAAAGCGTGTCCCAACCATGTGGCAGCGCCCCTGGAACGTGGGTCAGGATCCAAATGATGAAGTAGACGAACCATATGACCAGGGCCAATGAATTAATAGCACCTTCGCCTGATTTTGCATATACGTCTGAACTCAATCCGGTTTTCATCACAACTTTTTTTACTTCTTCAATGGACAAATTATATTCTTTACCGATTCTTTTTAATGCATCATCAGAACTTGGCAAACACAACGCCATGGCAGTTCCTGCTATGATGCCTATGTAAGCCGATTGTCCCACCATCCACGGCTCCTTTTTGTTTTGGTTGTCTCGAACCAGGATTGAATATACCGAACTTGATACAATGAATGAAGTCAGAATATTAATCCCCACATTCTTTCCAATTGCCATCGCTGGAATTATGGAGACCAACAAAGTCACTAGACCGCCGGTCGGCGTCCACCATCCAAGCGCGGTACCATAATTTACGAAGAATGCCAGACAAATCGCAGTCATGATTACCCCGAGACCGAGACCGGCTATGATACCACCTCCTGCTGCCAACGAAAAGTTCCCAAACCCTGAAAACGTTCTAGAACCTACATAGAAAAGTGCTCCCGCGGCTATATAACTGCCCAAGGTACCAATAATCAAGCTAGTCAGAAACGCAGCATATCTTTGATCTTTATTCTTGGGATTCGCGACATTTTCATCAATATACGACAAACCGAAAATAATTGCAGCAAAGAATATTCCAACAAAGGGTGGAAAGCCTAATACTGCAGTGGGAAATGAAAAACCCAAGGTCATCATAATCAAATCTGCCCAAGACAAATAATTCTTAAGGGGGTCCTGACCCATATCTAATATCAGGGACTAAAAATATTTTCATATAGTAGATAATGCAAGTCATTTACTTAACAATTTTGACAACCGTGCTTTCGTTCGTGTATATGTTTATTCGTAACATCTCCTCGAAGTTCATGGACACGGTCATATTGCCCATCCTGGTGTGGTCGACCAGTTTGACTGCTTTGAGCACCGTCGTGTTCATCTCGCGATTCGGTATCGTACCGGGAATCTTTATGATAATATTTTTATGGAAAATTATCTATTCATGGCTTTCTTATGTATCCGATAAGACAGGAAACAAGAAACTGAAAAACTCTCTGGACAATTTCGACATGATTCTCAAATCCCCTTTCGTTGCCATGACCAATCTCTGGGATACCCTTATCAATGCACTTGCATCTGCAACCCAAATCGTGACGGAAAGTTGGGGTTTTATTGTGAAATCTTACAAAGAAGTCATTAATTTTATACCCGTAGCATGGAATGAAATGAATGCCGCAGCCGTGGCACTTTATTATACACTCATAGACGCATTTAAGAAATTGTGGGATCAAAATATTAAATTATTGAGATTGATAGTGTCCATGGGAGGAACCATAGACGAAGACATAACACCTCCACTCCCAGAACAATTTGTGAAAACCGAATACCCTCAATCGACTTCTACACAGGTCTCGGTCGGGCAAACGTTTGAACAACAGGCAGCATCCATCGTTTCAGCCGCAAGTTTTTTTAGATGATGATATTAGTATGTCTGACCAAATATATTATCTTATACCACTTTTTATTGTTATTTTGTTAGGATGGGTGACTGGTTTAAGTGTCACTATATTGGCATTACTTTATTACCCAGTCACGAGAATTATATTAATAAGGTCAAACAAGAGCACAAAGAAACTTGATGACTTTTATCTAATATTGCCAAGACTGTTTGGCAAAATTGGAGACCTTGTGAAATTCGTTGTCAATTGGCTCATCATGCCTCCTATCAATTTTATTACATGGATCCCAAGAACGATATTGAAAATTGTGAGATTTCTGATAAAGGTATTTTCTTACCTCTTGGTCAACGTTCCGAAATACTTGTTGAAATTGTTTATCGATGTGGTCTATAATCTTATCATAGCACCCATCAAGTGGTTAACTAACTATTATATCAAGTTAACAGACTGGTTCGCCAGTGGAGATGCAAGTGATTACTTCAGCATGGTGATAGTAAATTTTTATGAATTTTATTTCTTTCAGTGGCAAGAGATATTGAACACCATCATCAAAAATAGTTTTAGTGTATTCAAGATACCACCCATAAAATCAATTAAATTAGATGAAAGTGCATTTATACTGAAAGATTTTTTCTAAAAAATAATATTCAATGTTTTTAGATGGACATACTAGATTGGTTTCTTCACTTTGATCAAAAATTGCTCATTATACCACTTGCAGTTGCCAATTTTTTAAATTGGATACGCATGGCATTATTGAATGTCGTGAATAATGCCAGCGAGGCCATTGATAATTTCTTCAATCTTGTGGGCAACAACATAATTTCAAAAGGAGGCTCACTAAAAAATTACGTAAACAATATAACTAAAAATATAAATAAGACGGCACAATGGGTGAAAGAAATAAGCGGAAAGACTATAATTTATTTCCTTGAACTATTCGCCTATAACCCTGTCAAGTGGCTAATTGAATTTGGAGTAGCCTTGATTATGCTTTCGGTGGAAATTGTGGTGGATATAGGCAAGACCCTTTTTGAATACGTTACAAATAGAGTACCGGCTACCATAATTGATGCCATATTCGGCATACCCGGACTCGACAAAATTCCCGGAGTAGGGGCACTTAAGGATGCATTGAAAAGTGTGATAAACAATCTTTTCAAAATGCCTCCCGAGATCGTTTCTCCGGAACTCAATATTGCCGATGCAATTGGAGGCGCTGTAAGTTCAATAGCAAGAAGTGCAGCAGATGCGGCATGGAATGCAGCCAAGAGTATTTTTGGTTAAGGCTTCCACGCAAGGAACCAAGGCAGGATCATCAACCCCAATGCCAAGATCACGAGGTCAATTTTAAGCACCTTGTTCTTGATATCGGGACACCAGTTCTTGTACTTCTGGATCTGCTCGCTGTCCTTGGGCTTTGCCCACCAGTAGAACAAAGCCAGGTAGGTCGGTCCGAGGTTGCGCTGACACTGATACCAGTGATCGTACCACGCAAGAACGATGTACGGGAAGTACAGAAGACCCAACAGCACCCACTTGTTCTTCGGCGGAAGATACCAGTACCCACTCGCCAACGCCAACGTGAACCAAATGCACTTCCAGTTGGCCACGGGCTGCGTCTTGTCACACTGATCTTCCATTTATAATACGACCATATAATAATATGCTCATCCAAGGCAAAATACCAGAGTCCCATGAAATGACCATCCTTCGAAACCACTACAAGAGCAACGGGAAAACCACAGACCACGAATGGATCGATGAAATCAAGGACCCTACTATAAAGAATGCAATTGACACACTCAGAAACTCCCCAGAAATTCGTGAAACCATATTGAAAAACTACCCAGGTTGGTCCATACGACCCGTTCCGTCAACCGATGAAGTGTTCGTCAGTGTATCACCAGTGGATGCCAAGGCGAGTGACCGAGTGCTCGTGGACTGTCATTATGATTCGCCTATGAAGTTTATAGAGGGTCCGAGTAGGTTCGTCAGAGTGATTCTAGCACTGAATGACAACTCGACCGTTTTCACACAGGTCGGTGACAAGACCAGTAAGCTGACCACAGGAGATTTTAACGGTATCGAATACAACAGGGATTATCATTGTGTCCGTGGAACCATCCCGAGCGGAAAGACACGTCTCATGCTGAAAATACATTTCATCGTGATTCCGAAAGGAACACCGGAAATTTTCAATAAATGGCTTGTGTTCATCAACTGGACGTGGGCAAAAGTTTCTCGCTTCTTCATGAATTTATCACGAAGTCCGTCAAATCCTCTGGAATACTTGATTGCATATCTTATTCGATTTGTAACATTTATCTATGCTCAAATATGGTATTTCATAGCTCTGATAATTGTTGCGTGGTATTTAAAGAAAAGATTCTATACATGAATACCAAAAACATGCAAACCTTAGTTGTTCAGAAGATGCATTCTGATGCTATGTTACCGACACGGGGCACAGAACTTTCCGCGGGCTATGATCTCTATGCCTGCTCGGACTGCGTGGTTCACGAAGGCAAGAGGTTCGTGGTTCCCACTGGGATTCGCGTGAAGATTCCCGAGGGATGCTATGCACGCATCGCCAGTCGCTCGGGTCTGACCGTCAAGCATGGCATCGAGGTGGGTGCCGGCGTCATCGACAGGGACTACGAGGGTGAACTCAGGGTTGTTCTGTTCAACCATGGAAACCGCCCGTTTCACATTAAGCAGGGTTATCGCATCGCTCAGATGATTCTGGAGCGTTATGAGCATTGTGACCTTGTCGAGGACCCGGATCTGTATCCACAAATTCCCATTCAGGATCATCCGGTGGCTCCCGACCCGTCAGAAATCCCAGACCCTCAGTTCAAGCCAGACCTCATCGATCACGCAAGGAATCAGGGACTTGGACCTAGGAGCGTAGGAGGCTTTGGATCCACTGGGGTTTAAACAAAAAACACTATATTAGTTAAATGACGTTCTTTCCTGCACTTTATGGCAAAGATGCCAAAGGAAAGACTCGCATTTGGCAAGTCGAGGTCGTCAATGGAATGATTAGACGAACCACAGGTCTTATCGATGGTAAAAGATCTGTGACGGAACGCCCTCCCGATGCCAAACGCAAGACTCCCATTGAGGAACAAGCAGCTCAGATGTGGCGAAAACAGGTCAAGTTGGGGTACATGGACAATATTCAATTGAGATCCGAAGTTGTCCTCAGACCCATGCTACTCTACTCGTTTAGTTCGAGGTCCTATGGGATTGATGGTGACATTCGCTTTCAGCCCAAGTTGGATGGTGTCAGGATGCTTGCCGGCTTTTCTGGCGGTGGACTCTTGCTTCAGTCCAGGAACGAACAGAGGATTGAACATTTGACCCACCTGGAGAAGGCGCTGGAAGGAAAGTTGGAAGAGGGCGAGTTCTTGGACGGCGAACTCTTCTGCAAGGACTTGGACTTTGAACAGATCACCAGTGCCGCTCGGGGTTCAGAAAGTCCCTATGCACCCAAGCTGGAATTTCACTGCTTCGACTACTTTCGCCTCAGTCAGTTGGATATGCCTTTCATGGAACGCTACGAGAGACTCAAGGAAATCATCAAGTCAATCAAACACCCCATGATCAAGATCGTTCCAGCCTATCAAGGAACCGCCAAGGACGCCGACAGGTATCACGACAAGTTCGTGGCAGAGGGTCACGAAGGTGTGGTGGTTCGCGTGGCTGATAGTCCCTATTTGCTCAATAGGCGCTCGTCCCAGTGCATCAAGTACAAGAAGATGATGACCGAGGAGTTTGAAATTGTGGGCGCCGAGGAAGCAGAAGGCAAGGATCGTGGGACACCCATCTGGATCTGCGAGACCAAGGACGGTGACACATTCAAGGCCCGACCCAAGGGAACAATGGAGAGTCGAAGGGAGTTGTGGAAGAACCGAGGGAAGTTGATGGGTGAAATGCTCACCGTTCAATTTCAGGGACTCACCCAAGATGGAGTTCCTCGCTTTCCCGTGGCACTCGCCGTAAGAAATTATGAGTAATATTAATATAATGGTTTCACCAGAACAATTACATAGTCTCAGATTGTCACGACCAAACCTCATGCTAATTCATGTAGGTTCACAGAAGCATTTTAATAATTGCAGGCTTCCAAACTCGATCAATTTTCCCATGGTGGAGTTTGATCGCATCAATGCCACCCTTGCCGGTGAAAATGATCCCAAGCGAATCGAAAAGAGATCATACGAAGAAAAAGTTCTTCGGGAGAGATCCGATCGCCTGTTGTTGGCGCGGGGTAGGGTGATCACAGCAACCGACGATGCGAATAATGCTAGGATAGCAGAGAATAATGCTAGGATTGCCTTTGAAAACGTGAGACCGTTGAAGAACATCGAGCCCATGGAGTTTTCTCAGAAGTCCAAGAAATTTGAAGACGCAACCAAGTTGAAGATCATCAAAGAAACTGATTTGGAGAGGGCGTTCCGAATGTACGACGTTGAAGTCGCCAGACAGAATGAACCCATCGTGATGCCGACGACAAAACCGGATACGCCAAGTGAGCCACCCAAAGAAGATGAAAAGGTAACTTACATGGACGTGGAAAAACGAGGGGAAGGTCTTTTCTCAGGAACGGGTCGAACATTTCCTGGATTCGACCAAGCCATCGTGCTCTACGGAAACAACAAGCAGTCACTGGTTGCCAAGATGGCCAAGGTTCATATGAATGAATATGGTTTCACTAACATATTTGTCCTTGAAGATGGGTTGGAAGGGTGGAGGGACAAGGGTCTTCCGGTGGAGGGAGATTGTGATGTGATGTTAATTAGAGAATACATTCGTTAGTAAGATAAATGTCAGAAATCCGTGTTGAGAAGCATGGGTTCGTACGTCTTGTCGATACAATGCCGAGGGAGGATCTTGATCATGCTATAGTGCAAGCCGCCCGCGTTTCGTATGGAGAAGGCACAAAGAGTGTTCGGAGTGACCGCGGATTGATTCGCTACCTGCTTCGTCACGCCCACACAACCCCGTTTGAGATGGTCGACTTCAAGTTTCACATCAAGATGCCCATCTTTCTGGCTCGGCAGCACATGCGTCACCGGACCGCCAGTATCAATGAGATTTCGGGTCGCTACTCGCAGCTGCCCGAGGAGTTCCACGTTCCGGCCGAGTTCCGTGGTCAGTCCAAGGTGAACCACCAGGGTTCTGAGGGAGTGTTGGATTCGCCCGAGTCCATGGTGCTGTTGAGGGACCAGAAGGCTTCGTGCGAACAGGCATTTGAGGTCTATCAAAGCTTGCTCGACCATGGAGTTGCCCGAGAGACGGCGCGGGAGCACCTGCCCCTGTCGACCTACACCGAGTTCTATTGGAAGATCAACCTGCACAATCTTCTTCACTATCTGCGTCTCAGGATGGACAGTCATGCCCAACCGGAGATTCAGTTGTACGCCAAGGCGATGTACGACCTGGTGAAGCCACTGATTCCAGCGGTTGCCGAAGCCTATGAGGACTATGTGCTTGGGTCCGTGACCCTTTCTAGACTGGACCTTGCGAAAATAAAGCAAAATCTTCTTGAGGGGGTGCATGAACCCTACCCTTCACAGAGCGAGGAACAAGAGTTTTTAGAGAAGCTCCGTGTTCTTGGGGTCGTCTAGATTTGTTCGGTGGCTTGTATCGCTCTCCGGGACCAAGTTCGCGGGGTTCATAGGTCTTGGGCGGAGGAATGACCGGTTTTGGTTTGGGTTCTTTGGTCGTCGCAACCTCTTCAATTGTTTCCTTTTCCTGCGAAGAAGCCGAGATGATTGTCTGAATTCTTTTCCATGTTTCTTCATCAAGTTCTCCTCCACCCAATTCATCTTCACGGAACCCGTAAGAAAGGTAGATCGCCATGCGTTCTTCAAACGTCTTTCCTTCGAGTTCTACTATGAGCTGCTGACATTGTTTGTTTGTTATGACATGGTGTCTGTGTAAAGCCATGCCACATCCTTCCACTGGACAGAGTGGATAGTAACGTCGCGTGTTTGTATCACAACGTTTGTGACATATTTCATCGTTGTCACTCAAGTGGACATCAAGTTTATTAACTATAATTCTATTACATATTGAACATTTTGTAATTGGGACGAGGTTTAGGCGACACTCGTGATGAACGTGATGACCGCAACGGACGTTGACTTTGCAGACGAAGGAAATGTCTTCACCACAGATACTACACATTCTAAATATCTTCCATGTCTTTTCTTTAACGCTTCATCACAGTGCCACACATCCTGCAGGTGATAAACAAGGTCATCGGCTCATCTGCGCTGCGCGTTTGTTTCTCCACATAGGTGGTCTTCATGGATTTGCACTTGCCACACTTGAACATCCCGTCCTCGTATTCCTCGGGCTTCTTCTCGACTACCTCCTTCTTGGGTTCCTGATACCAAAGGTCCCATATCTCCTTAGAGTCGAATGTGTTGGGCTTGAGTTCACCTGACTTGATCCTGTCCAGAAACTTGGACTTGTCGTTGTTGCGGATCGCGTAGATCAGTGATCTCATCCGGTTCGCGTAGAGGCGTTTGAACTCTGGATTCTTCCAGTTTGCCCGTGTGTCGTTCTCGCTGATGACCGTGGCGTTTTTGAAAGGCTTTGGCACCTCGACCATGTAGTCGCTCAGGTTCGATGAAATGTGTTCCGAGAGCTTGGCATGCTCAGCTTTGAGTTCATCGTTCGCATGTTTCTTGTCTAAGAATGATGCCCTTTCTGCACGCGTCCAACACGCTTCAGAATTGATGAAGATGTCTCGCTGTATCTGAACCAGACTGGTCATCGTGTCCCTGCGAACTTGTGTGAGTTTCTCGTGTATCTTTTCCATCTTACCAAAACGTTTCATGTTCAGAAGGTGTAAAAGCCTCTTAAGGATGCGCTTCCTCTTGGGGATGTCAGGAAGGTCAAGGTATTCTTCTTCCTGGCCTATGAAGACCTTGGGCTTGAAGGAAGGTCGACGAATAAAGTAGCGTTCCAGTTTTTGATTGATCATTGACAGACCCTTCATCTCGTTCTCCATCTCTTCGATGTCTTTCTTGACCAAAGTAAGAAGTCGCTTGAGTCGTGCCTGGTCCAGAAGTCTTTTACTGACCTTTTTGATGGGTGGCACAAAGGTTTCACCAACCATCTTGTTCTTGATTTCCAAAAGACGTTCCTGCTTTTCCACCAGTGGTGTCTTGCGCTTGACCACTCCACTTTCAGTAACATCAAATATGTAGTTCCTCTTGGCGAGATATTCCGTCCAAACCTTTGAGTTGAACTTTTGTAACTCCTTCATATTTTCGTTCACGTCGCCGGGTTTCATTTGCTTGATGCACCAGTTCTTGGCGCCCTTGCTGAGGTGAGTGGCCAGCGCATCCGCCTTGCTCTCGCTCACCAACCCAGAGTCAATGAGCGCGGTCGTCGCGAGTGCGATGGATTTGGTCTCCATTGTGTCGGATGTCTCCTATCTCTGACCTCCATGGAGGTCGTCGCTCCCTGAATAATTATTTCAACTTCTTCACTTGAAGGGCTTGGGAGTTCCTATTGCGCCTGACTTCATTGGGATCCTGACCAGGTTTGGTGGCACCTCCTGCCTTTTTATAGGTTTTCTGATGGAGGCTCCAAAATTGTTGAGATCCCACACGGAAGTTCTGATGAATCTTTGCCTTGTACCAGAACACGCAGTCCTCGATCCGGTTTGACTTGGACGTATTGTCCAGCACCAAAACCTCGTAATTTTCAGTACACGCCGTCATCACCTGATTGAACATATCAAAGTTGGGGAAGATTCCGAAGAATGCCTTGTATAACTTTTCTCGGTTCTGGATCACATTTTCTCGTGCGATGAACACGTAATCCACATTGGCGCGGAGATCCGGACTGAGGTCCATGCAGTACTGCATCGTCAACATGAAAAAGATTTTCCAGTGGCGACCGTTCATGAAGCACTGGCGAATACACGCGTCCTTCAGAAATCGTCGATCATACATACAATCATCCATCAATATGAAGGCTCCAATGTCCCTGGACGTCAGTTCCTTCTTTCCTGGTGGCGGTTTCATGTTCACCATCTTCCTCTGTCTGTCGATGACCCTCTCGATGATGTCCTTGTCATATTCACCGTAGATGAACAAGTCCGGAATGAACTGTTGATACCAGTGATTGCCTTCCTCGGTCGCAGACATTACCACGCCTGCCGGGAGATGCTTCTTGTGGTAGAGGATGTCTGTCACCAACGTCGATTTCCCTGTGCCACGCTTGCCAATAAACACACACACCTTATCGTCACCCATTGAAGCGGGGTTGAATTTTTTGAGTTGAATGTTCATATCTATTAGTCGTATGTATTTTTTGAAATCTTTTTTTGACACATCATAATAGTATGCGGCTTGCCGTCACAGGATACCAAGACACCTTTCTGACAGGAACGCCCGAACTAAGTTATTATCAAAAAGTTTTCACCGATCGCGCGGGGTACACGTCCGAGAACCTTCGTCTGGCTTTTAATTCTGATATCCGTTTTGGTGGATCGAGTATTTGTACGATAGACAATGACACGTGTGATATCATAACGGGTTTCTTTCTGAATTTCAGTTATATAAACACACAGACAGTCCCACAGGATGCCGCTCATGCTTTCATAGAACGTGCAGAACTTCTGGTGGGAGGACAGACCATCGTGAGTCTTACTGGAGAATACATGGCAATTATGTCGGATCTTACGGATTCGCAGAGGACGCGAAATAGCAATGATGCCCTCTTGGTTAGAAATGTCTCACCAACCTCCTACGGCACGAGTGCGCCTTCGAAAAATTTCATTGTTGAGCTTCCATTTTTTGGAAAAGGATACGAAAATGCTTT